AAATCAAGAATTGAAGTTCCATAAGGTGCGAACTTGTCGTTGCCCAAGACTCTAAAATGAGCGACCTGCCAATTTTCCAAAGTCATACCACCAGAATTCCACTGAAACTGGATGTAGTTAGGATTCATTCGATCCTCACCTTCAAGGCGCTCAATTTCTGTTGGTGGCAAGCCTATAGTGTTTTTAATACCCTCATCCTGTTCAATATCCAAATATAGGAAAAAATCTCCATATTTGCACATTGAGCGAGCCCAACCAAATAAGTTAAATTCAATATTGAGGACATCGAAAAACAAAGTCTCAAGAACGCCTCTAATCTCGCTATTGCTGCAGTTGATGTTAATTATGGGGGTGTAAGGAGACGAAGTTGTCATCTCGTCTGCGTAAATATCCAAGGACGAAGCGATTTCGGGCGTGTATTCCATCTGATCAAAATCCACATATCGATCAAGCCTGTTTTGGTTGGCATAATACTCTGCCTGAAGCATGCCGTACACATCGCTGTAGGAGGACATTTTAAACTCTTGTCCTGACGTGGAGCGAAAACGGCTACCATATTTATCTAGTTGTCTTCTTTTTAGCTGCTTGGCATCTTGACGGCGATATCTGACCAAGGGCCCAGATAAAAGCTTAGAAAGCTGCCTAAAAAGAGGATTTTTAGGGTTTCTGTCGCCGGTCTTGTTTTTGTTTTTTGCCATGTTTTATCCTTTTAAGAGCCACAAATGGTCTTTAAGCTTTTCTAGTTGATTATTCTTCTTAACTGGTTTGTAGCCTTCCATTCCAGGTATAGCTGTATTTAGCTTGGTTTCTGACGTTCCAATTGAAGAAAGAAAGGCCTTCTGATATGCAACCTCACGCTGTGATACAGCGAGAGCAGTGTCTTTGACCCAACACCCTATAGCGCAAGCCATAATTAAGTCATCATTGTTTTTTTTCATGGCTTGAGGTTTTCCATTTTGCCAAACGAATGTTTGCATCTCATTATACATCCTTTTAGATTTAATTTTAATTAGTTTATTCCTTATAAACTCCTCAAGCTTAGCAACTATCAGCGGCCTTGTTTTAATAGTGGTAGAAAACCCGGGTACCACGTTTTCGTATAAGCTCGCATTTGCATCAACATATTCGTGAGTCGATTTTTTGCTAAAGTATAAATTCTCATACTGCTGCTCTTGTATCTTGTCTAGCACGGACCAGCCTATGTTATTGTTTTCAACGACCATAAGCGCATTACCGTATTCTTTTCCTATCTGATTCAACATCACAGAAAACATATCTGGATTGGGCTTACCTTGATACTCAGCGACAATCTCAGACGTCTCAAGTTTTATGACGTGAAAAACAGAATAATCGTTACCATCGCCGCGGGCTACATCTGCAGATACCATATATGAAGACCCAGCCTGATATTCTTCCCAAATCCACAAATTTCTATCAAATCCGGTTCTGTATTTTGGATCTTCTAAGTTTTCTTTAATCCATTGCATGTCCTCAGGATGAAATACAGTTTCACCAGACATATTAAAGTTGCACTCCAACTCTTGTGCAATCTGCCTTATAGGCATGTTTTTAGTTTCTTTCTCGAACCAGGCGCGATTACGATCCGGGTGAACATCCCATTTAAGTGTAGTTAGGAAAAAGTCATTCTTTCCAGATTCGGCGTCAATGCATGTCTGGTGGAACCAGTTACCAACGCCATTTGGAGTAGAGAGTGCAATACAGCGACCACCAGTTGAAAGAGTCGGATACAGTCCGGCCCATAGCTCATCTAAGCCATCAACGTGTGCCGCCTCATCAATAACAAGCAAAGAAAGCGCCTCTGAACGTCCAGCGTCTGAAGAAGTTGACGAGGCTTTTATCTGCGACCCATTTGAAAGCTCAAAAGAAGTTCTATTGTCTATAGAAATCTCAGATATTCGCAGCCAGTCTGGCAAATTTTTATGAATTGCTTTTACTTTCTTGACTAAGTTCGCAGCTGTTTGAAACTTGGTTGCTATGACAAGCACATTCTTGTCACGATGAAACATCATGAGCCATGCTATATATGCAGCAGAGATGGTAGAGATACCAAGCTGCCTAGCCTTCAAAATAACGTTGAAGCGATGATCATTGAACAACCCAACTAGAGTGGACTGAAAATCGTACGTCTTAAAAGGTATGAGACCTAGTTGTGGGTGGGATATTCTACAGTAATTGTCAATAAAGTAGACCGGATCTTTACCCGCCCTAACTACTTCTGCAATTATCTCCTGCTTGGACAATACTGACGACATTACTAACCACGCCGAGCGACCTTCTGACCCCAGCCTCCCTGGGACAAGAAGTTCTTAAAGCCAGATTCTAGCCGATCGGCACTTGGCGCCAACCTGTCCTCGACGCCCTCCATGCCGCCAATTCTATAAACTTTTTTGGCAACGACGTGTACACGAACCTTGCTAATCTTTTCTACAATCGCGTCCACTTCGCCGGCGGGTGTGAGTCGCACAGATTTCCCTGTGATCTCTTTATACTTCTTCTTGAGGTGCGAAACAATGTCAGCCATTGTGTTTTCCAGCTCACCTTCAAACTTATTTTTGGTACAATAAACATCTTTTAGCTTGATTTCGCTGTGATAGGTAACCATTAAATGTGTACCATCAATACGACATTTAAAGCTATCGATTTGTCGAGAATCAAGAACCGGATGTCCCTTCTCCCTCTTGAGGCCGATATCTAAAGGATTTCCATCCTTGTCTGAAGCGCCGTCGTATGAATCAGCGGCCGCTTGAGCCAGGCCCTGAATTATTTGTAGTGTTTTCTCTGACATTGTTTGGTCTCCATCCTTTTAGCCATCTCTCTTCGCGGCCCTCAATATGTTCTATATAACATGTAAAACAAGTTTGATATTTTGTATAGCATGCATCGTCATCTAAATTTTTTATCTTGCTGCTACATGTGCAGCAATGTTTTCTTTTCCTCTCTTTAATTAGTTTTTTATGTATTAAAACTCCATTAAGATCTTCAAACGCTTCATCTAAGCTTTGTTCTGGGTAAGAATTTTGCAATTGCTGCTGATAGTCTTCTTCTTTTTCGTCAGACCATCGGCTAAGAGGGTTGATTATGGCCTCGTTACCATATTTCTTTTTTATGGCCTTCTCAAGACCTGCTATGTAGTTTAGATCTTTTTTCATTTAGCGATTTCCACGCTGGCGTAAAATACGCCCAAAGATAATAATATTCCAATTGCTACTCCTCCAAAAATCCACCACTCAGTATGGTCTTCTTTGCTCATCTCTTCTTGTAATAAGAGATTTAAATCGTTAATTTGCTTTTCTTTCAAGAGAGTCGTCTGCTCGTGAACTTTCTTAAGAGAGTCATAGTCAACTTTTAAAAGGTCATAAGCCATTCTCTTCTCTGCCAGATCTTTTTGAAACTCTTTTCTTAGCTCTAGCTCTACCTCAATGCGAAGATATTTCTTATCGACTATCAGCCTTGATGCAGCGATAGAATCAAGCAAAACGCCCGCATAGGGTGCAGGATCGTCTACCGATAGAGACGTGACGCGGCCCTCAAGCGACTCATCTGCTGCGGCCGGTATAGGCAACAGAACTAAAGCTAGCGAAACAAAACCAACTATAAATTTTCGAAACATGGGGTCACCTGTTGTTCTTGTGAAATTGAGCACTAAGAACTTTTGCAACTTCTCTAGCAAGAGATTCAGGATTGCCTTTGTTATTTTGAATGGTAGAGGCCAATTCTTCCTTCTTTTTCTCTTGCAACTCAGATACTTTTATATCGTGCTCTTTTTCAATCTTGTCAATTTCTTCTCTGTGGTCTTCAAAGACCTTATTTTTTTTCTCTTCTTTTTCTTTACTGGCGGCTTCTAATATCTGTATCTCTTTTTCATAGCCTTGTTTTTGTTTTTCTAGAAGCTCAAACATTTTAGCTCTTGAGCTTCTTCCTGCAACTACACCAAAGATTAACAATACTATTATAACAGGCCAATACCAATAATGTTTAAGCCAAGTCCAAACTTTTTTCCAAAAAAGTGCGGTTAGCATTATTGACCCCCATGCTTCCATCGCATAGCTACATCAACAAGAGCTTCAGAGCCGATGTAAACTAGAGTAACCGCCACCCAATCTTCACTGGTGAGCGACTGGGTCGCGACGAGATACGTTGCAGTACCCCACGCTAAGAACTTGCGGGAAATGAACCGCTGTACGTGTCTATCTAGCCAAGCTTTTACTTTCTGCATAATACAAACCTCCTAAAACTAATTAGTATATATACTAAATAGCATTGAAAAGTTGTATTTTACTCCTGGATGCTGGCGTATCCACTCTTCTTATCAATGATTATCTGCTGATCGACAATATCCTTAAGAGTGTCAAGGTGAGAGATCAGCAAGACTGTCTTGAACTGGGTCTTGATCATTTCAAGA